CTTATTTATCGGCAAACATTTACCACGGGGGCTTAGCGTGTGGTGGTGTCGACCATACACGTATTTCGTCTAATCAGATCGCAATGATCAATGATTATAACGAAGACGAGTATGCTCAAGCTGCTATCGTTAAGCTCTTTCAAGGCGGATGGGATGCCCTTACCTTCCTTGCGGAGTTTCCCAAACTCGTGTCCATGTTTCGAGGAGCAACTCTTCGGTTGCTTAATTTACTTCGAAGCACGGATCCACGGGTTTGGGCCTCCGCTTGGTTGGAAGGGCGGTACGGTTGGAGGTTGCTATGGTACGATATTCGTGATATCATGGGACTTTTAGAAGATCTAATTGCCCTTGAGCACGAATTCTACAAAGCTACCTTTGGCCGTTCCACTTCCTTCTATTCCAAGGAACAACGTTGGACCGCTAGCGACCAGTTTTGGTCATGCTCGTGGGACACTGTTGTTCAAGGAACCGTCGGTATTCGTGGTACTGCTACCACGAAGCTTCGCCCGGAGGGAATATCAGTCAGTTTTCTTAAAACGGGTTGGGAACTTGTTCCTTTCTCGTTTATTATTGACTGGTTTATCCAAGTCGGACAAGCTATCGACGCGCTGAGTGCACTTTCCGTGGATTTCGATTATGTATGTGGAGTTGGACATCACGCAGAACTGATTGTTCATGGTGAGTTTAACCACACATTCAATAATGGGTACCACGGTAGTGCCTCTGGCTCTTCGGAAGGGTACTATAGGCATACCCAGCGTAAGCCTGTTGTGCCAACAGCTATACCGCAACTAGCCTGGAACATTAGTGACTTTAAGGTCATGGACCTTATAGCATTGATGATCCAGTACATGTCACGAAATAGGAGCTAACATCATGGCTGCCATGACAACCGCACTGACGTTGTTCAATACACAGAACAACTATGTGCAGTACTCGCTCAACGACCACACCACGGTGGAGCCGCGAGTCGTGATCCAGAAGCGAAAAGTCCCGAGCGGAGTACTTGGTGTCGGAGAGACCTCGATTAAGGTCGTCTACGGCACCACAAACTCCGATGGGGACCAGATCGCAGAACGGATCTCCTTCGAGGTGATCGTGCGTGACCCTGTTCAAGGGTTAAGCACCGACAGAGATGCCGCTCTCGCCGTTTTCCGCGATATTATCGCGGGAGACGAGTTCGCCAACTCTGTGGGGACGCAGGAATGGCTGTCGTAGCCCTCCTGAATCCGATCACGAGCCCAGTTGATATCAACGGAGGTACTTCATATGAAGACCAAGCTCGACGTGTGGGCATTATGCCACGCGTTTCTCGAAGACGCACGAGAATGGCTGTCAGACGAAGACTACAAATTCTTAAAGGGATCATGTCGATCCCGGGATTTGAAGTCTTTATCTGCAGCATTCCGTGATCGTGGCCCGGCATATCGTGGGCCGTATGAGTCTCAAGCCCTTGCTCAGATTTCTGCTATCTTTAAGAAGAATAGCAGCTTCACAGAGAGTTCTTCATGCCTCGAGCAGGCTAAGAAGAACTTTCTTAAGGGTGAAGAGTTGTGTCGTATTACGAACCGTCGTCTTGATCATTACTATTTCCATCCTTTACGGATGGACGCAGTTTTGTCTAGACAGGTTGCGCATATGCGAACAACGATCGAAGCAGTGCTTGGAGACTTCTCATCATTCCTGGCCTCCATACCAGATCTGGTGAGAGTCACGGCAGGTGCGTCAGAGCAATACTCGCGTATGCGGTCGCTCCCTTATTTAAAAGTAAGGAAGAGGATCTCATGCACGAGTAGAGCGAGGCCCTACGTTGATGCTTTGACAAAACTCCATACTGGAGCGGCGCCGAAACATCGCGTAGTGAACGCCAACCGTATCACGGTTGTTCCGAAGAACTTTGAAACGTTTCGTACCATCGCCTGCGAACCGGTTGGTAACTTACCGTTCCAACTGGCCGTGGACCAATGGTTGAAGAAACGTCTGAAAAGTCGAGGCATTGACCTTTCAGATCAAAGTCGCAACAAGCTCCTTGCAAAAGGAGCCTCGCTCCTGGACCATCTCGCAACCGTTGATTTATCAATGGCTAGCGATACCCTTGCATATAACGTTGTTCCATTCCTATTCCCATATGAATGGTTTCGGATGTTAGATGACCTTAGATGCCCTTCATTTAAAGGCGTCTTTGGGTCGGGAACGTACGCTAAGTTCTCGTCCAT